ATTCAGGACCTAAAGTAGAGAAACCAGAAGAGAAATTTGAAGATATACGTTATATGATGAAATTGAGGAAGGATCCGTACATACAAGAAGTGAAACTTGAAGATGGAAGAATAATGAAAGAAGACCTCCGTTGGCTGATAGAATAATTAAATCATCCTTTTGCTATTAATCTAAATATAGAATATGAAGCGCATTATTGACAAATTGGATCATCTATTTGAACAATTTGACGTTCCGAGAGAACCGGTAAAAAGTGGCATGATGCAAGCTGTTGCTACTGGCTTAAGAGGTGTCTGGGATTTAAACTCTAATTTCAAAAGGTATGATAGAGTAAATCCTCAAGTTCTTAAATCTAAGATTCATAATTTTGATGAATTGGCAAGAAAGATTAAGGTTTTAGAAGTTCAAATAGAAAGAAGTCAGAATACAGATTGGAAAAAGAATAAAGATACAGGCGTTTCAGAACAGGCTGCGGCTGTTATAAATAAATTTGAAGATAACTCTAAAATAACTGATATAAGTATAATTAAGAAATATTACAAGCAGTTAGCAGGGGCCGTAGCTCAAATTGCTATATCAAATAAATCTAATGAAGGTATGGCAGAAGATCTAATCAGAGTATTAAAAAAAATGGCTCCTTCTTTACATATGCAAGAAGAAGAGCTTTGCGGTTTAATAGATTTTATTAACGATAATAAAGGCACAGGTTTTTATACAATAATGGAAGAAATTGCAAATCAGACTGCTGACAAAACAGCAGCAGAAGTAGCGTAAGAAAGGATAAAATATGGCTGACGATAGCAGAACCCCAGGAAGTCCTCCGATAGTTACAAATAGTGATTTCTTTGTAAAACCTACAATATTCACAAAGGTAAAGAATTACTTCAAGCGTCAAGAAATACAAACTCAAGATTCTCTTGATTCTAATCTTAAAGTAGCCACTAAAGACTCTCTTTGGTATTATTCTCAGTTAGGTTGGGCCTGGTCTTGGTACGAGAAAAATGTAGCAAAAACGTCGATTGACAGGAAGAGGAGATACGAAGAATATAACTTGATGGACCAGGATGCTATGATTTCTGGATCATTAGACATATATGCTGATGAAGCTTGTTCAATGAACATAGAAGAAGGAACAGTAATTCAAGTCCATTCTGAAAATGAAAAAGTTCAAGAAGAGTGCGAAGATTTGTTTTATTCAACTTTACTCTTTGACGAACAAGTTTGGGGATTGGTAAGAGATCTTTGTAAACATGGTGATGCTCCTTTCGAGATAGTTTTGAACCATGACGAAGATGGTATAGCTAAATTAGTCCCAATTCCGGTAGACGGTTTTATTAGAATTGAAGAGGATAGAGTATTAAAAGGTTTCGAATGGAGATTTCAGGAATCTTTAACAGATCCTTCTAGTTCGATGATTGCTTCGAATGCTGCTACTCAGATGGAGCCGATTAAATATGAACCATTCCAGGTAGCTCACTTTAGTGTCAAGACCAACGATCCTAGATATTCTCCTTATGGCATTTCTATTCTTGAAGGTGCTCGTAAGATTTGGAAGCAGTTAAAGATTATGGAAGACTCACTAATCATAAACAGGTTAGTGAGAGCTCCAGAAAGAAGGATATTCTATATAGATGTCGGTAACATGGGTCCTGCAGACGTAAAAGGATTCATTAACCAATTAAAGCAAGATTATGCAAAAAAGAAATTTTATGATCCGATATCTGGCCAAATAGATGAACAAGCATCTCCTCTTGCTCAACAGGAAGATATATGGATTCCTACAAGAGAGTCTACTACTGGTAATAGAGGTACAAGAGTAGAAACATTACCAGGAGCAAACATTGAGCAGATATATGACATCAACTATTTTAGAGACAAGATTTTAGCAGCATTAAAAATACCTCCAGCTTATCTTGGAAGACTTACAGGAACTCCTGAAGGATCAACTAATACAGATATGACCAGAGCAGGTCTATCTATACTGGATAAGAGATTTGGAAGAACTATACAACGTATTCAAAAAGCTGTAATAGCTCAGTTATATAAAATAGCTTATATTCATCTATATTTAAAAGGTTTCTCTGCTGAAGAAATTAAGGATTTAGAGATAACGATTACTGCTCCTTCTAATATTGATGAAATGACTAAGCTAGAATTAATAAACCAGAGGCTGAATGCCGCTTCGATTGCTAAAGGAATGGTTGGATTAGATACTCAACAGTTATTCCCTGACGAATATGTTTATAAATATATAATGAGAATGACTGATGAGGAAATTGAAGAAATTAAAGAAATGAGAAAAGCTGAAATGCCTTTAGCTGGTCCTCCTGAAGAGGCTCCTGTCGGCGGTGGTGGTGGAGCGGCTCCAGCAGGCGGGATAGAAGGAGAATTTTCTGAGTTTGCCAAAGGTAAAGAAGGTGAAGAGGGCGGAGAGGAAGAAATTCCTCCGGAAGGTGAAGAAGTTCCTAAAGCTCAAACTCCAGAAAAACCAGAAGGTCCTATAACAGCTAAAGAATCTCGTGGAGGGTTCTTTAAGAAACCTATAACAGCTGAAATTAAAAGAACTGGACGCCTGCTAGAAAATACTAAATATAGAAATAAGAGCCGATTCTTTTACTTACTCGAACACGGAGATTTCGGCGGTAAGATAACTGATATTGATTCAAATGTAGACGGAAATCAAGAATTATTATAATTGGAGGATATGTTACAACATGTCTAAAGAGCTTTTAAGATACGAAGATTTGTCAAAGATTGAAAATAAACTTATAAAACCTATTTTAGAGAATATCAACAAAGGACTTAAAGCTATTTTTGAAGGTAAAAATGTTAAATTGATGGGATCTGATTTTGATAAGAATATCTATTTTTATGTAGATAAAGAATTTAAGACTGCCAGATGGGATCTGTCTGAAAATAAAATCAATATATCAGAAATCAAAGATGTTGAGATTGAGCCAAATTCTCTTGAGAAAGCATTTACAAATACAATAGTAGAAGCAATCAACTTAGTTTCTGAGAATAAGCTTGACGAAGCAGAAAACAAGTTTGCTGATGCTATAAATATCAAGATAAAAGAGAAAACGTCAGATAAATTGAACATCTTCGGCAAGAGACCGGTAATTAAAGAATCTAAGAACAGATTAGTTAATATAGGTAAGCTTGTTGAGAAGAAAGAAATAGGACCTATTAAAGTTGAGATCAAGAGGTTAACAGAATCCTTAGAGAAATTAATAGAGAAGTTCCTCGGAAAAGAAAAACTTGTCGAGGGAACTAAATTCGAGTTTAATCTTACAGAAGGTAAGCTTGTAAGAATTGATCCTACTTCTGCAAGAGTTCCTACATTGCTTAGAAACATTGAAATTGCCAAGAAAGAAGCTAACAATTTGGATATAAAACCGATGCTAGAAGATATAAATAAGTTTGTCAATGAGCACGAGGAGTTGTTCCTTTTGAACTCTGGAGCACTCAGGGTTAAGCTTAATGAGATAGCTAAGAAAGATATTGCTATTACTAACAGCATGGTCTCAGAAACAATTGATAAATTCAACAAGATTAGGAACGAATCAGAGTCATTTAAGTCTCTAGTAAAACAGGTATTAGAAGAAGCTCCTTCTACAGATGCAGATTTCGAATCACCTTCTCCTGACGCTAAGAACGATACCGAAAAGCAAATTGACGGAGATAAAGCTGTAGATTCAATAAATGCTGAAGATGATAAAGAGAAACTTTCTTTCATGCAGCAATTTGTTGATGTTCTTACACAGATTCTTGAGAAAGTAAAAGAAGTTGGCGCAGATGACGGAGAAATTGTAAGACGTGTAGATAATTCTCTTAAAATTATTGCAAGAGCTAAAGAAGTAGGAAAATGGGATAAAGAAGAGTTAGCAGAGATTGCAAGAGAAGCAATTGAATTAGCGGCAAAGATCGAAGGTATCGAACCTGAAGAAACAGAAGTAAGTAAGAGATCTGAAGAAGAGGAAGATAGCGACGAATTAGATAAAGAAACAATTTCAGGAGAAGAAGGTGAAGCGGCTCCTGAAACTGGAAAAGCAGAGATTAGAGAAGCAGTAGAAGGTGAGGAAGATACTGAGATTTCTCCTGAAGGAGATATTGAATTCTCTCCTGAAGATTTTGAAGATGTAGACGATGAAATGGATACGCTCGTTTGTATAGACTGCGAAAAAGAATTTAAAGCAGAATCAGGAGAAGAGGAATATCATTGCCCTTATTGCGGAGAGATGGTAGATGCTGATATAGAAGAGCCGCTGGAAGGTCCTGAAGAAGAAACAGAGGAGACAGAGGAAGAGCCTGAAGAAATTAATGAATTGTTAACTTTACCTCAGCAACCTACTCCTAAAGCTTTTGAGAATGATAAAGTAACCGTTATGGGGCCGGTACAGAATGCCGAAGATTTTTGTGAATATGGAAAAGGTTCTATGTGGTGTCCTGCAGATCCATCAAGAGCTGATCTGTTTGATAGTTACGATAATCAAGGTTACAGTTTTTATATCGTTATACCTAATGACGGTTCAGGAAAAATAGCTGTAGCAGTAAAACCTGACGGAACGAAGACGTATTATGATTCTGATGACAGAGAGATGAGTGATGCAGAATTTGCTGAAGTATCTGCAGGACTAGGTATCCCTGCCGGAGTAGAAGCATCGTTAAAAGATGAATCTCCTGCTGCTGATCAGCCTGGCCAGGAAGTAGCTGGTAACGTTGACTATGCAGTTAAAGAAGAAGATGTAGAAGATGATATGAGAGCAAAAGACAAAAGAGATTTAATTCTCGGTGATGAGGAAGAGAAAATCTCAGAAGAGGATTTTGCTGGCAAAGAAGAAGCAGGAGTAGAAGAAACACACGAGAGTCCTGGAGTTGAAAAATGCCAAGTGTGTAAAGCTCATATCGGTACTAGAGTCGCTAAGAACTTTGGCGGATTATGCCCTGACTGTTGGGACGAAAACAAGCATTCTAATAAAGAAGAAAGTGCACTTTGCGAATGTGGACAATGTGAACAGTGTTCAAATCAAGTTGAAAATGAAGAGTTTGAAAGAGTCGAGATAAGTGAAGCAGATAGAAGGCAAAGCATAGATGCAGAAATTCTTGCAACTTACAGGAGTAAATCTGATCCTTCTCGAAGATACTATATAAAGAAACCGCATGACAGCAGCAAACCGATTTATTGCTCATGTCCTGCATTCATGTTCCAGAAAGGTAAGCCTGCTTGGGAAAGAACATGTTGGCACTTAGATAATTGGAAGTCTGGAGGATCACAAGCTGTAAAAGAAGAAGGTGCTCCAGTATCAGATCAACCGGCACAAGAAATAACAGGTAATTACAATTATCCTGGAGCTTTAAGAGAAAACAAGAAAAATCCTAAGAGGAAATAAAGATGAGTTGGAAAAAAGGGAAACTTGTTTTCGCAAATCCAGAGCAAGTAGTTCTTTGGAACCATGAAATGGCGGGACAAGTTTCTGATGGTAACTGGGAAAATTCAAGACCGTTCGATCATTGGGAAGATATTTGTGGAGCAGAAGTTTCTTATTCAGCTAATCCAGATGATTGGGGAACTCAGGGATTCAAACCAAAAAGAGCATACAATTTTTCAAGTGCTGATTTATTAGAAATAGTCGGGGATAGGGCTTTGGTCGCAGTTCAGATGGCCAAAGCCTTTCCTGGCATTTCTGACAAAGCGCTTGACCATTCTGATCAGCTTGTTTCTAAGTCAGATTGGGACAGACTTGTCGAAATTGCCGGAAGAGGTGATAAGTATTGGGTAGAAATGTTAGATACTTTGAAAACTGAAATTGGACTTGACGATTATGAAGATATTAAGTTCAAACTAAATGACACTCTTTATGACTGGGCAGATATGGTTATAGATTTAAGGCAGATGAGTGAGATTATAAGAAAATCATTTAAAGGAGAATCTCAGACAACAGGTAAGTATTCTTCTCCAGCTATTGAAAAACCTAAGACTAATCCTCTTGAAAACCGAGACATATTAAAAAGTTATGATAGTGATATTGAACCTGGAAGAAAGTATTATATTGTCAGAAATGACGACGGCGAACTTGAGTGCACTTGTCCAAAAGGTAAGTTGAATCAACGGTGCACACATTTAGACAGATTTAATAAAGAAAGAGAAGGTATTAAAGAAACGTTACAGGAAAAAATAAAGAAATTGGCATAATGCGGGCGTTGACTGGGTCGATGGCTCGCATTTTTATGAACAAGAGGGCTCAATAAATTGGGCCCTTTTTGATTTTTAGGGTATAAGTTATTATACCTTCTTTAGTTAAAACTCAACGAGAACTTCGAATTTTTACTATATATTATAATAGAAGGGATAAAATGTCAGAACTCATTGTAGAACAAATTATTTTCGAGTATAAATTAGTGTCTGAGCAGAACAAGCCCAAAAAATTGCGTGGTTTGTTCCAGAAAGCTAACGCTCAGAATGCTAACGGAAGAATTTATACAACTGACATTTTGAAACGTGAAATTGAAAAGTTAATTGCCCCGATAAAAGAAAGAAAATTGGTCGGGCAACTAGATCATCCACAATCAGCAACAATTGAATTTTCAAAAGCAAGTCACTTAATAAGTGGTCTTCAATTTGATGACGCCTCAGGAGAAGCAGTAGGAGAGTTAGAATTACTCTCAACTCCTTACGGAAAAATTGCAGAAAGCTTAATTGATGCTAATGTTAAGATAGGAATTTCAAGCAGAGGTTTAGGAACAGTTAGGAAGCAAGATGAATACTTAGTCGTCAATGACGATTTTCAACTTATAACATTTGACTTAGTAGCAGAACCCTCAACTCCAGGCGCATATCCGATACCAGTAAACGAAAGCATACTCAGAAGAATATTATCGAAGGACATTAGAAAACCGAAAGATCTCAGAAAAGCCGTATACAACTTCGTAGACGAATATTTCATGAACAATCTTTAAATTTTTTACAGGAGGAAAAAGAGCAGCTTATGAAAGAAAAATTAGTAGAGATTCTAAAAGAAGCAAACATTGACAAAGAAGTTGCTGCTCAACTTTCTGAAGGAATTTCCGCAGCTTTTGATGGTTGGGTTAAAAAGCAGGCAGATCTCAAAGAGCTTGAAGATAAAGAAACTTTCGATTTAGTAAAAGAATCTTTAGATAAAGTCAAGGGTCAGGCTGCAAACCAACTTAAAGAAGCTAAAGAAGATTTTCAGAAGCGTCTTAATTTGGCTCGTGAAGGAGTTAAGAAGTTAATCGAGGAAGATTATAAACTCCATAAACAAGAGCTTGCACAAAAAGTTAAACTTTTTGTTGAATCAAAATGGCAAGAAGCAGAGAAAATTATTAGAGAACACGTCGAGAAAGAGATTAAAGAAGACGTTAAAGCAAAGAAGACCGAACAACTTTCTGAAGCTATTTCTAATTTTGTTAACGGTGAAACTAAACCGGTAATAAAAGAAGTAGTAGACACTAAGAAAGTTAACGAGCTTACTGCTAAAGTTAACTCTCTAATAAAAGAGAATGCTCAGATTAAGGCGGACAATAAGCAACTTCAAGAAAAGTTGCAAAGAACAGTGAATAAACCGTTAATCAGACAAGTAAACGAATCGAAGATCGGTAAAGTTTTAGAACGTAAAGAAGCAGAAGTAAACAAAGAGGAAAATAGTCCTTTTCTCAATGAAATTCTATATTTAGCTAATTATAATAGGAGGAGTTAATAATAATGAGCGATTCTTACAAAGATTTTATTAGAGCTAACGCCGAGAGATTGATGATTGAAGGCAAGAAATATGCTGACAAATACAAACCATTGCTCGAAGGCATTGAAGACGAATACACCAAGGTATCAACAGCAATACTGATGGAGAATGAAGTTCAGTTCGCCGACAGACTACTTTCAGAAAGCACATCTTCTGGTAGTTCTATTGGGACAGCTGGCCAGTTTATCCGCTATGCTCTTCCGATTATCCGTAGGGTATTCCCTAACTTAATCGCGAACAAACTCGTAGGCGTGCAGCCGTTGATGCAGCCGGTCGGGTTCATTTTCTATCTTCGTTACAAATTTGCAGAGACAAGAGGTCAGGCTGCCGCAAATACGCAGATGAACCTTTATCAGAATGCAGGTTTAACAGGAACAGATCCCTCTAATGCGTCTTCACCATATCGCAATTTCCCGGTGAATCCGTATTACACCAAAGTATTAGTTGACAACCACATCGTAGTTAATGCTGCTGGTAACAGGCTAAAAGCAATCACAGTTGACATAGCTGCTGCTGATTATTATTCAGCCGGTCCCACCAACCAGGGCGATGGTGTAGTTGGAACAACTGATAGAGCATTGCCTTTACAGACATCTGCTCCTTCAGCAACAACACCTTTCAAGGTGAAAATCTTGGAAGCCGACACAACATTAGCATCATTCAACACAGTCGTAACAACTTACAATTGGACTGGTGCTGGTCTTACAGTTGAGTCTGGTGCAATTTCTGGTATCACAGTTAACGCAGTTACATACAATGCAGGAACAAGAGTTACAACAATCAACTTGACCTCATCTTGTGCGGCTGACAAAGTTATCAGAGCTGTTGTTATGCAATTCCAATACAATCTGGAAGCGAATACTGATATCCCAGAGTTGAATATAACTATTGACAAAGATACAGTCGAAGCCAAGACACGAAAGTTGAAAACAGTGTGGACACCTGAATCTGCTCAAGATTTTAAGAGCTATCACGGGATTGATATTGAAGCCGAACTTACAGCTTTGATGTCCCAGGAAATTGCCCTTGAAGTTGACAGAGAGATTTTAGCGGACCTTTTGAACGTAGGTTCTCAGATTACACATTCTTTTGATCAAGGCGCAGCGACAAACTACAACTACCTAGATAGACACGTTGCTCTTATGCAGAGAATCTTACTTGAGTCTAACAACATCATGAGAGACACACTTCGTGGCAAAGCGAACTGGATCGTTACATCTCCTGAAGTCGCTTCTATTCTTGAAACACTGAAAGAATTCCGTCCTTACGGCGGTCAGGTTTTCTCTGGAGTTAATCCTTCAGGTATCGGAGCCCGCGGAACATTGTTAAATCAGATCGAAGTTTATGTCGATCCGATATTCCCGAGCAACAAGATCCTGTTAGGTTACAAAGGCGCATCAGTAATCGATTCTGGTTACTACTATGCTCCTTATATTCCAGTTGAGCTGACACCTGTCGTTTATGATCCGTATGACTTCACTCCGAGACGTGGTTTACTTACAAGGTATGCCACAAAGTTGGTCGAGTTAGGTCAACTTTTCTACAGAACGATCAGGATTCGTAATAGCGCA